TGTAGACGAATGCCGAGCTAATCAGAAGGTCATCAACAGTGATGGTCTTCTCTGCCACTGGAGGTGCACCATCGGAGTTACCGAGGATGCTGTTACCAGGAGTGTGGAACTCGGACTTAGTGCGACCCGTGTAGATGAACTGCAAAGACTTACCGTTCTTCAGGGTGCGCTTCATGATCAAATCACGAGCGATCGTGTTGTATTGGAAACCCTTAAACATCTCGCCGCTAAACAGCTTGAGGTAAAGCTGGCGGGCTTCCGCAGTGGTGCTTTGTACACCATTATCTGCACCAGGCCTTGTCAGGCTGGCGGCCAGCGTAGCATTTTGTTGTGCCATTGTAAAAAAAGAGAATGTATAAATCAGTCTCTTCAAAGCTTTGAAGTGTGTGGTCTATCCCACCGTCTAGACGGCAGCCAAGGTGTCCGCGTACGGGCTTGGTGCCATAGGCAGGAGGAGTCCGACTCTGAGGTGCTCCTCCTACTATTCAATTGTCTTAGACCCGAGCTTCCGACGACTCGGTCCTTAAACCGTTCCTTCGGGCTATACAAGCCAGAAGTACGGGTATTATTTGGCCCCCGGTAGGCCAGTACTAATTACTATTTCTTTTTTTAATCCATAACAATGGCACATCAGTCTTCTACGCTGACCACGAGCCTGACTCGTCCTGGTCAAGCTAACTCTGCGGGTGACGCCCGCGCCCTTTACCTCAAGCTGTTCTCCGGCGAGATGTTCAAAGGGTTCCAGTATAATACGATCGCTCGTGACCTGGTCATGAAGCGCACCCTGCAGAACGGCAAGTCTCTGCAGTTCATCTACACCGGTCGGACCACGGCTGAGTACCACACCCCTGGCAACGCAATCCTCGGTAACTCCGACGGTGCACCGCCGGTGGCCGAGAAGACCATCACCATTGATGACCTTCTGATCAGCTCTGCTTTCGTTTATGACCTTGATGAGACCCTTTCTCATTACGAGCTGCGCGGCGAGATCTCTAAGAAGATCGGCTACGCACTGGCTGAAAAATATGACCGCCTGATCTTCCGTGCCGTCACCCGTGGCGCACGTGCTGCATCTCCGATCACCAAGTCTAACTTCGTTGAGCCCGGTGGTACCCAGATCCGTGTGGGCACCAGCACCAACGCTTCTGACGCCTATGATGCTCAAAAACTGACCACCGCCTTCTTCGACGCCGCTGCTGCGATGGACGAAAAGGGTGTGTCTCAGGAAGGACGTGTGGGTATCCTGAACCCCCGTCAATACTACGCCCTCATCCAAGAGGTCGGCAACAACGGTCTGATCAACCGCGATCAGCAAGGCACCGGTCTGCAAAGCGGACAGGGCATTGTGGAGATCGCCGGTATCAAGATCTACAAGTCCATGAACATTCCGTTCTTCTCCCAGTATGGTACCAAGTTCGGTACTGGTTCGGCTACCAACCCTGGTACCACCAGCCCCGGCAACCTTGGCTCCTTCGTGGGTCCTGCTCTGGAAGACGCCGCTAACGATGTTACCGGCATCAACAACGCGTACGGTGAAGAAACCGAATTCGCAAACTCCTGTGGTCTCATCTTCCAGCGCGAAGCTGCTGGTTGTGTGGAAGCCATGGGTCCCCAAGTGCAAGTCACTTCGGGTGACGTCTCCGTGGTCTACCAGGGTGACGTGATTCTGGGTCGTCTCGCCATGGGCGCAGACTACCTGAACCCTGCTGCTGCTGTTGAGCTGTACGCTGGTACCGCTACTGCACCTGCTGCATTCTGATTTATTCTCTTATGGGGGTGGCTTCGGCTGCCCCTTTTTTTTATCTATATGTCTACTCCCTCTACGATTTCACTCGATACCGAACTATCCGCAGTCAACTCTATTCTGGGGAGTATCGGTCAAGCTCCAGTATCTAGCCTTGATTTTGACAACCCAGAGATCTCTTTGATTCACAACTTGCTTCGTGAAATCAACGTAGATGTACAAAGTGAGGGTTGGCATTTTAACTCAGATAAAAACGTAAAGACGTCTCCTGACGCTAATGGTTATTTTAACGTGCCTTCTAATGTGGTGCGTTACGACATTACTGATGGTCAAGACAACAAAGATACAAACGTCGTTATTCGCAACGGCAGGCTGTACGACAAGTACCACCGTACCGATGTGTTTACAGAAGACAAGTATATTGATAGCGTAACGTTGTTTGACTTTGGGGAGATCCCCTCTGTGTTCCGTCGTTACATTACTTACCGAGCTGCCGGACGTGCAGCAACACAACTTATTGCAAACCCACAGCTTGTACAGCTACTTGGTTCCCAAGAGGCTCAAGCTCGTGCTGCGTGTATTGAATATGAATGTGAGCAGGGTGACCATAACTTCATGGGCTGGCCTGATGGCACTTCGTATCAAGCTTATCAACCTTATCACGGACTCCGGCGTCACTAATGACAAGCATTACTCAGACCATCCCTAGCCTTACTGGCGGTATCTCACAACAGCCTGACGAATTGATGCTACCAGGTCAGGTAAAAAACCTTGTAAATGCACTTCCTGACATTACAGATGGTCTGGTAAAGCGTAACGGTAGTCGTCTTATCGACTCCCTATCTGGTGCTACCAGCACTGGAGCGTGGTTCAGCTACTACCGTGATGAATCAGAAGGTGCTTATATTGGACAGGTACAGACTGATGGCTCAGTCAATATGTGGAAAGTATCTGATCCCAGTGTAAGTATAAGCGTAACTAATAACGTTAGCAGTTATCTAGCTACTGCTGCTACTAATCTTAAGTTCCTTACTGTAAACGACTATACCTTTGTCACTAACACTACTAAAACAGTGACAATGGATACCACCACTGCTACTGCTAAACTGCATTCGTATTATGCGTTTGTAGAGCTGAGGCAGCTGCAGCACGGTAGAGAGTATAACTTAAATATCTTTAATTCTTCTGCTACTGAAACTGTTCTTACAGGTTCTGGTAAAGGTAAAGCAACCCTTATTCAGCTAGACGATAGCTATACTATTTCATATCCTACAATTACTAGGGGTGGTACTAACAATACAGGAATTAGCCCAAGCCTGCCTGATCAAGGCACAGAAGTTTACATCGAAGATGAGACTGGTAGCGGTGCTACTGGTAAAAACCTTGCGTTTAGAATCACCAACACAGGTCAGGTTCAGGTGCAAGAAAATGCAGGTGATGAAATTAACGGCAATGACTACGTTGGTGTCTATAACCCTACCATCGAACTGCTGAATGGTGGCTACGGCTGGGCTGTTAATGATACAGTTGACGTTACTCTTAAGGGTGTTACGTATCGTGTCAAGGTTCTTGAAATCCAAGAGATTAAATTAAAACAGAACATTGGTGTATTTAGACCAAAGCCTACTACCTTTAACGGTAACATGACGCTTTCTGCTGAGGACATCCTTAGCCAAGCAACTACCTCTGATTTAGGAGTTACCGTCGAGCGTGTTGGTAATGGTCTATACCTGTCTAGCTCTAGTGAATTTACTGTAGGAACAAGTCAACCAGACCTGTGGCGTATCCTGGGTCAAACTGTAAATGACACATCTTTGTTACCTTCTCAATGCAAACACGGTTACATTGCAACTGTGTCTAACAGTCAAGTAGCTAGCGAAGAGGATTACTACCTCAGGTTTGTTGGAGACAACAGCATCAGCGGTGTCGGTACTTGGGAAGAAGTAGCTGAGCCTGGTATTAAAATTAGGATTGACAACAGCAAACTGCCAGTAACTATTCGTAGGTCTGGTGTTAATGCTTTTGTTGTTGATACATTCAAATTACAGGCTGAAGATGGTACGTTTAGCATCAGTGCCTGGAGTGATCGTGCTGCTGGTGACGAAGATACGAACCCACTGCCATCCTTTATTGGCAATAAGATCTCACAAACATTCTTCCACCGCAACCGTCTAGGCTTCTTAAGCAACGGTAATGTCATCCTAAGTGCTGCTGGTGATTTGGGACGATTCTTTAATCAAACCGCTTTGCTGGTAAACCCAAATGATCCTATCGACATTGCTGCTAGTTCTACTGAGCCTACTGTGTTTCTTGACAGTATAGAAACAAACACAGGTTTGGTTATCTTTGCTGAAACACAGCAGTTCTTGCTACACACTGATAGTGACAACCTGTCACCAAATACAGGTAAGCTATCTAACATTTCTACTTATCGATACAGCCCTGATGCGTCACCTATCTCACTAGGTACTACCATTGCATTCCTAGACAACGCTGGTGTTAAAGCCAGATTCTTTGAGATGTTTGATGTACGTCGTGAGGGTGAACCACAGATCATCGAGCAAACAAAAAGTGTCCCTGCCTTGCTGCCAAACGACATCGATGTGGTGTCAAACAGCAGAGAGAACAACACTGTGTTCTTTGTAAAAACAGGTACTGCCGACGTTTACGGATACAGATACTACAACACTGGAGAAAGACGAGTACAGTCTGCTTGGTTTAAGTGGACTTTGCCTCACAACATCGAATACTGCTTTGTATTGGATGACTCTTTCTACGTGGTGTCTTCTGACTTTAAGCTGCTAGAGATTGTACTGCAAAACAAAGACTCACTAAGAACAGTATCTGGTGATGATTTCTATGGTACAGATAGCTCTTTTGACTATCGTATCCATCTTGATTCATCTAGAACTATCACTGCTGGGTCTTACGACGCTGATACAGGTGAGACTACTGTTACGTGGTCCAACGCTGTAGGCACCGGCACTGCTGCTGTAGTCAACACATCTACAGGAGCTGTGTATGTACAAGCATCTAAGTCAGGCAGTACGTACAAGTTCAACGGTGACTTTAACGGACAAAGTGTAGTCATCGGTTTCTTGTTTGACATGTCTGTAGAGCTTCCTAAATTGTTTGTCAAAAAGAAATCAGATCAAATAGTTGTAGCAGATACTACTGCTGCGTTGACCATCCAACGTGTCAACTTTAGATTCGGACCTGTTGGTCAGATCGACGTTGAGCTAAAACGTCTTGGTAAATCTTCGTTTACTAACACCTTTGACGCTGCATTCCTAGACTCTTACGATGCAGGTGAAGCACCTTTTGTTCCTGAACGTACCGTTTCTGTACCTGTATACGAGCGTAATCATAACTGTAATGTTATTCTTAAGTCCTCACACCCTGGACCGGCAAGCGTTCGTTCTTTGACCTGGGAGGGTGACTACACCCAAATGTTCCACCGACGTGTCTAAGTACATTCACAAGCTTACACCGCAGGTCGCCTACGAGGTGGCCTGCAACCTTTTGCCAGAAGATCGTAAAGAGGTTGAGGAGGGTCATGGACGTGATCCCAAAATCATCCTGCCTATAGGTGCTAAAACAAACGATGCTGTTTACTTTAACGTACCTAATGGAGAGCTTGCTGGCTGTGCAGGGGTAAACAAACAAGGCGCTATCTGGATGCTTTGTACACCTGCCATCCATAAATATCCAATCACTTTCGCCAGAGAAGCGAAACGCTATGTAGAAGGTCGATCTGAGAAACTTCTCTGGAACATAGTTGACAAGCGAAACACCACCCATCTAAAGCTTCTCAAATTCTTAGGTTTTAAGTTCTTACGTGAGTTAGAATACGGACCTAACAAATTAACCTTTATAGAATTTTGCCGTGTGCGCTGAACCCATAACTATGTTGATGGGAGCAAGCCAAATGGTTGGTGCCGTCGCAGGCCACAACAGCCAGGTTTCTCAAATCGACGCTCAAAACAGACAAATCTTATCAGGATACAACCAAAGAAAAGCAGCATACGAAAAAAGCAACCTAGATAGGGTTGGCCTGTATGCAGCTAAATTGATTGACGTAGAAATTGGTCAAGACGAAGCTGCGTTGTCTGCTAGAAAAGCTGAGTCACAAGTTGACCTTGAAGAGGATGCAGCACTGCGTGCTATCTTGGCACAAGATGAAGAACTGCAACTCAAACAACTGCAGGCTAGAGGTTTTGCTGACGAAGGTGGCAGAGCTAGAAGCTTTGGTGTCAATCAAGCCCGTTTGGCTGGACGCCAACGTGGCAAGCTAGAAGCTGCCGCTAGCGAGTTGATGGTCCAAGGATACATTAACAAGCGAGAAGCCCGCCTGAAGGGCGACAGAGCCCGTACAGAGCTTTACCGTGGTGTCAACCTCGGCCCTGGTACTCCTGGTCCTGCTCCAGAAATGCCTGAGTATCTTGACTATCCTAGTCCTGTTGCTGCTGCTGCTGGTGTTGCACTTGGTGCCTTGACTGTTGCTTCTGGCGCTGGTGCGTTTAGCGGTGGTGGTGGTGGCGGTGCTGCTGCTTCTAGTCACAGCCTACCTGGCGTCGAACAATCGGCTGCTGTTAAAGCAGGTTGGCAGGGGAATCTAAACTACTAAACGACTATGAGCTACGCACAACAATTTGCAGACCAAACACAATCGTATAACTCTAGTTTGGACTCTTACTGGCAAAGCGCACTGGCTAACCACGAGACTAGAATAGCTAATGCTGGACGTACTAATGACGGCCTAATAGCCTTTGCTGAACTAGGCCAATCGGTAGCTGGTAAGCTTGCAGAACGTAAGCAGTATTTAATCGAACAATCAAAACTTAAACTTTACAACGAAGGACTCATGGCGTACGCTGAGGGTGCTGTTGTTGGTCCTACTGGTGATTCGCCAGAAGAGATAGCAGCATACAACCTTCGTATTGAACAAGCATACCAAGCACGACAGCAAGGTAAACCTGTTGAACTTGGACACAAGATTCTGAACATTGGTGAGCATGATCGCCGTCATTTCCAACAAGGATTGATGGCAGGCGTGGCTAGTCAGCAGAACACCGTCATGCAGCAAATCATCAAAGATGAAAAGCTTCCTACTGGAACTGAACGTGAACTGGCTGGTAGCATGGCTACTGCTTTTACAAAATACCTGCAAAGGAACGTCATGCCATTTGACGAGCGTGTTGTTCTGTCGGCTATGCCAACCTTGCATAAAAACTTTAATAAGCTTAAACAGCAATACACATCTGCTAACAACCTCCGTAACTCAGAGTTTACCTTACAACGTACAAAGTCTGAGTTTGGTCTAGGTCTCGTTGACTATAGTCAGGCACTTAAACTGTTGCAAGGCGTAGTCAATCCTAAAAAAGGTGCGAACTACACCAGTGCTGAGGCTAATAAAATCATGACCGACCACATGAAATATCTGGCAAAAAACGGGGCGCTGTCTAATGCAGTTAAAAACGCTTATTTTGACAGCAAACCTGAGTGGGCTGGTGGTCGTCCTTTGCGTGAAGTAAAAAGTGGTTTCCTTAACGAAATCAATTATCTTCAAAAACAATTTATTAAGAACGTACTGAAACCGAAATAGAACGGGCAAAAACAAAAGCTAAGGCAGATGCTGATGCTATTTTTACTGAGTTCAGAGAGTTGATTAGAAACAACGGCGGTCAGCTTCCTTCTGATGTTGATGTACAAGGGTTGCGTGACAAATGGCGGTACGAGTATGGAAATATCGGTCAAGACGAGTCTTGGTTTAGTATAATGGTTTCTGACTTAGATCGTTCTCAGCTAGAAACATTTGAAGATCTTCAAAGCAAAGTTGAAACACAAGGCTACATTGCTAGTGACAACAAAGATTTAAGTAAGTTGTCTATGGAGCAGCAGAATACTTTGAGGCCATTTGTTGTAGACGAAAGTGAATCTGACAAAATTGATGGGTATAGAAACACTGCTAAGGGTGATATTGAGTCTGTAGTTGAAGAATTTCCAGACATGTTGGGTCAACGGGCTGGATCGTTTGGGTATCGTGGACGTCAAATTATCAAAAACGCTATGGCTGACGTAGAAACAAAAGTAGCTAACCGTGTACGGATCGGTGAGACTTATGAAGATGCTTATCGAAACGCTACAGCAGAAGTTGTCGGTCTTTTGCGTCAAAGAGATCCTGACAATCCTACAGTCTTGAGGATCCCTAAAAAATATGATACACATCTAGACGACAGTGTTGATACTAATCAATGTAGAGACGACCTAGAGAAACTTGGAACTGCTATGAATGCCACGCCTTATCAAGATCTGACCACTGGTCAATACAC